GGCGATCTATATGGTCGCCTTTTTTATATCTGTTCTTCTTCTACTGTTTCTTGTTGTACTTCGTCTTGTGTAAACTGACCTACTTCTGCTTGTGCATCTATCTCGTCAAAGATTTCGTTTAACTTCTCATCATCATCAACTACTGCTCTAGCAATTTCTTTATCAACTTCTTTAGCAAAAGTTGGAGAACCAATGTTTAATGCTTTAGCTTGTTGGAAGTACATAAGATCACTTGCGTAATCTCTAATGTTAAATGAATCAGGATAATTAATCTCTCCATCAAATGTAGCATTTTGGAACATAGCATATATTTTAAATAATTGTTCTTCTGCTATTTGTAAGTTGTCAGCTTTCTCTGATAGTCTAGCATTTAATAATTCAAATTCTGTTTGTAGTGCAACACCAGATGTTATTCCTGTTTTTTGTGTTCTAACAGCACCTGTATGTGCAATTCTGTTTATAGAATCTACTTTGCTATTTATAGAGTCCATAATTGCAGTTAAGTTTTGGCCAGATGGTTGAAGTAAATATGGTTTTAAGTTTGGCTCAAGTTCGTCTGGCATTTCAATTACTGCACCAGCACCAGCACTTGCATTTACACTTGGAGTTTTAACTAATGATGGGTGGTTAGTTAATCTGATTAGTTGTTCCATTTCAGAGTATTCATTGTAGATAGCTTTTTGTAGATCAGCAATATCAGTTAAATCTGATTGACCAATTCCTCTTTTATGAGATTTAGAATTGTATAAAATAACTGCTGGTATTTTGCCAATCATATTGGGTACAGTATCTATTAATTTAGGCTCTGATCTTTGTTCCATGTAAATAGTATCTATTCGATCTGGATACCAAATCCTCATGTATGTGCCACCTTTTCTATCAACTTCTTCTCTAACTTTTAAATAATTAAGTTCATATTTACCATTAACTTGTCTTTCAAAATTCCAATCTAAAACATTCTCTGGAGTAACGATTGAAAGATATGGTCTAATATCTTGATCTAATTCTTCTGCTCTAGTGTTTGTAGTTACATTTGGTTTATCTAACATCATAAAACAATGACCATAAATTGAAGCATAGTTTTGTGCTTGTTTAATTACAGAGTTTAAATTGTTACCCTCAAGATCAGAATCTTTTAAGAATGATTCTAAACTTGGTTCATCTTGCATAGAACCAAAATCTCTACTTGGTCTAACTCTAAATAAAAATGATGAATAAATTTGTATAATATTTTTACAATGATTATCGCATGGAGTGTTTGCAAGTCTTTGATTAAATTCGTTATCTAATTCTAAATTATATCTGTTAAGATATTGGCCTACCATGTAATCATAACCACCATTGTATGATCTAATGTAATACTCCCAATTATTTATTGTTTCGGAATAGTCTTTGTGGGTTTCTATTGCTTGATCTCTAGTGTATGCCATAAATTACTTCATTATCCATCTTGTAGGAGTATTAAATCTTGCCTGAGTAGTTAATGGTTTTAAATAATCAATCATATAACCAAGTGCGTCATTCATATGATCGAATCCATCTTCCTTATCAGGAATATTTGTATTCTCCTTGTATATTTGTCTTTGTAAACCTTTTATCAGCGTTTTGCAAGAATGTGAAACAAAAATATGTCTTTCGCCATTAGAATCTTTGAGCCTACTATTCACAGCATTGACTCGATCTCGTATAGCTGGGTGTTTGTGTTTTACCTTAACTTTAAATCCAGCATTTTGTAAAATAGATAAATCAGTTCTACCACCAGCAGAAGTCTTACGTTGTTTAGAAGCTGGGTCTGGATATATAAATATTTGCATTTTAGTTCCATATCTATCTCTTAGTTCTTGCACCATTTCATCAGTATTACTTCCATAAATGATTACTTCATCTACAAAATAAACTTTATCTTTTTCAATTTGTCCTACACAAGCTGACATTGGGTCAACGTTAAAGTCCATTCCAATATGTAAAGGCTTTTCCCAATCTATCTGTCGTTTTACAACATTATCTACAGGGTGGAAGTTATAATAAACACTACCAGCATAGTTCTCAAATGTACCCTCAAACTCTTGTCTAAAAGTTCTAATATCAATATCTTGTTTAGCTTGTTCTATTTCTTCTGATGTGACCATACCACCTTGAATAGTTGTGTATTGAAAAGACTCCCAATCATCATCTTGCTTACCTTTTAAATATAATTCATAAGACCAATTACCATAACCTTTAGGTGTTCCACAAAATAATACATGGCCTAATCTGTCAGATATACTAGCACGAAGTACCTCGTACCAAGTTCGTTTATCTATATCTGCAAACTCATCTAATATTAAAAAGTCTAATCCTGTACCTCTAAGACTATCATAATTATCAGCACCCTTTAATGATATTTGACTATTAGTTTTTCTAATAGTTATTGTCATTGTAGTTTCGTTAATATCCTCAATCCAATTAAACTGATTAAGCATTTCTTTGAGAGTTCCCCAGACGATCTCTTTGGCCATTTTAAATGTAGGTGCTACATACCAAATCTTTCTATTTGGCTGACAAGCATATTTCATCATTTCAGTTACAGCTAAATAAGTTTTACCAAATCTACGACCTGATATTAAGACTCTAAATCTAGCTTCTGAACTACTTACTTTAAGTTGAGGATTTGTAAGAGTTATTTTCATTACAGAAATAAGAAACGTATAATTTATTCTTATTAAATTTTTCCTGAAATTCGTTAGTTACTTTTATTGTTACTACTGCACCATGTTTAGTACAATCTGTCCAACTATTAAAAGGTGTTGGGTGTACTACAGGAGTATTACAAAATCCTGTCATAGCAGAGCAAATAGTATAAGCTAAAACAAATTTCATTAGCTTAATGGGTTTTTAGATGCTTCTTTTAACTCTTGTATTTCTAGCTTTAAAACTTCTATTTCTTTTTGTAATATTTTAATAGCAGAATCATCATGTGAGTGATTGTTGTTATGACCATGTGTTTCTAATTCTTTTTGTATTAAAGCTATTTCTTTATTAATATCTAATATTGCAAATCCATTGTTTTCAATGCCTGATGTATCTGGTGCAGTTACGTTCTTTAATTGTTCTATACTAGATTCCATATTAGCAAATTTAGTAAATCCAGCACCAATAGATGCAATAAGACCTAACACAACTACTATGTTTGTTAAATTGTCTTGTATTTTTTTAACCATTTTTTAACTCCTGTAATTCTAAAAGTAATCGTCTTTTTTTAGACTTAATTTCATTTAGTTTTTTAATCTTAACTTCCATTATATCATTAGCAGTATATTTAACTAAATCAATATCTGCATATATAGACCTATTATCAAATATCTCTATCTGATTCAAATAAATATCTTTAGGCTTGTAAAACTCCACATTGTTATAGGCTGTTAAAGAGGCTTGATCGCTTTGCATAGCATCTAGTTTTATAATGTTTTTAATAGTTAGGTTTTTAGCACTATCTTTAATTTGGGCATCTACTTTGGCCATAATCTTATCTATCTTTGGCTTTTTAGTTTTCTTACTAGCTACCTTTGTTTTAACTTCCTCTTTAGGTGCTTCTTCTTTCGCTTCCTGTGGTGCTTCCTCTATAACTTCTTCCTCTTTGGTTTCTTCTGTAATTTGCTCTGGTTCTTCCTCAATTATTTCTTCTGGCATTTCCTCTTTAGCCTCTTTAATAATTTCTTCTGTAATCATTTCTTCTTCTGGTTTTTCTTCTATAATTTCTTCTACAGCTTTAGGCATTTCTTCCATTATCTCAGGTTCTTTTTCAGGCATAGTTATCATCTCAATAAATTCTTTGATTTCTATTTCTTCTTCCATTGGTGGTGCTTGTACTATTTTAAATTCTTCTTCAAACTTAAATTCTTGTTTTATTTCTACCTTTTTAAATATCTCCTCTTGTAATTCCTCAAATACAGTTTCTATCTGTTCAATAATTTCGTTAGATATAACCTCGTCATCATAAGTCATAGTAACAATTATATTATCTACATTTGCTCCACCTAAATTGGCTGGTGCGTTAGCGTCAGTTCCAGCAATATTAAGATTACCTAAATTAGAATCTACTCCATTATAAGTAAGTGAATCTGTAAAGTTAGCACCATTGATTCCTGTAACATCAGTTCTAATCTTTGTACTTGTAGCTAATACATTACCATCTGAGTCTTTAATTTTTAATGTAATTGTAAATGTGTCTGCATTACCACTACCACCCCAACAACCAGCTACACTACATTCTCCATTCTGTACTTCTACTGTGCTGTCTAGTGTAATACCATTATCTAACATAGCTTGTGATATGGTATCTGAGGTTAAATTAAATTGTTGTTCTATTGAGCCACTATCTCCAAACTCTAAATCATAATTACTAGCAACATTATTAAGAGTACAGCAATCGTTTAATACTTCAACATCTCCATTGGTAGTCCAACCATTAGCATTTCCTGTTTCAAAGTTTCCATTTGTAATTAGGTTATTTGTCGTTATTTCTTCGGCTGAAGTTGTGAGGGTTAATATCATCAACAAAACGATTGATACGATATACTGCATATGCCATTACTCCTATAAATATAATTAACCAAATCATTCTAATATTAATTTTTTAATTGATTTAGAACCATCAATATTTGATTCTAATTCTGCCATAGATTTTATGCACTGATATTGAATATTATTATTTTTATTCGTTCTCATTGCAACCCTTTTGCCTTTTAAACATTCACTCATTGTTTGTTGTATTCTGTGTTCCTTAATCTCTCCATTGACAATCATAAGTAAAGCTATAATTAACTCTGTCATAATATTTTACCTTTGTTTTCTCCTTTTTTAACAACGTACTTTTGTGTGCCATGTTTACCTGTTTCTACTTCTTTTTTTAAATCTTTTGTCATACGCAGTTCTTCATTTTCTTTATTTATTTGTGCAATATGATCTAACACTTTTTTAGTGACTCTACTTGTTGCCATTTGCTCTTACCTTGTCTTTTAAAGTTTCTATATCTTCTAATGCTTTTTCTAATTGATCTCTTAAAAACTCTATATTTACTTTATTAGTCATATTCATCTCTTGAGTTTCTTCCATCTTTTCAACAGACTTGTACAAATCTTCTAATAAAAAATGTTGCTCTTGATCGACAGGCACTTGTTCACTTTTTTTAAGTAAATCATTTTGGAATAATTCTCTTGATGTTTCAAGTGAAGTAAGTCTAGCAGTTACTTCTGTA